ACTGCATTTGACCAAGACGAAGACGGCCCAGTTGTTAGTCAAGTAGGATTACGTTTATCAAGTTTAACCACCGCAGTTGTGCAACCTAAAAACACAGTAAATCATATACCACAAACTGGCGGAACATATGAAGGTACTGTTAAAAGAGGAGCTGATAGACCAGAAACTATATACAGTTTTCTTCGACAAGCTGCAAGTAAAGAAGACCCAACAACATTTCTGAATATATCACTATCAAAATCATCAGGAGTGTCATATCGATTACAAGCAATCACAAAGGCACCTGGGACTTTTGAATTGATAGATGTTAATGCAAAGGATGCGGAAACTATTCTAGCAACAAATCTTCGTTTCGTAAGTGACAGATTAACTATAAATTGGACAGATGGTGAAGGGTCGTCAAGAGAATTATTTATTAAATTTTCAGCATCAACACTACATCTAGCTAGCACGGGCACTTATAGTATTTCACAAGCTGGAGGAATACGCATAACAATGACAAATAATGAAGCGTCTCCGGGCGGAGGCGCCAGAAGCCTCACGGCAGCACTAGGAATACCAAAAGCCACGTTAACATTGACTGCCACTGATCCTATAGCCGCGCCAAATGGACCATTTACATTTACCCGCAGCTCAGGGGAAACTAAAACGGACACTACGGGTCTAGTGTTTAATAATGAAAATGAAATGTCTATTTCAGTCAAAGGAGTTACTGATACATATCTTATAACATATACCGCTTAATAATTTGGATAATACAAAATAAATTTATATAATATAAAGAAAGGTTATAAATATGGCAACTAGAAAACTGGACAAAGAACATTTACAACAAATTCAAACTCTGCAACAAGGTTATACAGACAACGCAAACATACTTGGAAACATTGCAATCGAGCGACACGCTTTACGAATGCGAATAGAACAAATTGACTCAGAAGAGCTATCACACCTAGCAAAAATTGAAACGTTAAAACAACAAGAATCCGAATTAATAGTGAGCCTACGAGAACGCTACGGCGAAGGAGAAATCAACATTCAAGACGGAACGTTTACAGAAGTCAATGTTTGATACAAGTTATCCATATTTATAACAAACTAATCAAGGAGTATCATAATGGCAGAAAGAATTGTCTCGCCCGGCGTATTTACGAATGAAGTAGATCAATCGTTTTTAGCTGGTGGTGTTGCACAAATAGGTGCAGCGGTAATAGGACCAACCGTAAAAGGTCCAGCTCTCATTCCTACACAAATTACATCAATGGGTGATTTTGAAAAAACATTTGGATCGTTTACTGACGATTCTTATGTTCCATTTGTAGTGAATGACTATTTAAGAAACGGAAACGTGATAACAGTAACTCGTCTTTTATATGAAGATGGATACAATATACAAAATGGAGCCCTAGCAATTCAAGCAGAGTCAGGATCAGTAAAAGTGGTAACACACGTTCTTCATCCTACACAAAATGTATTAGGTTCTGGTAGTAAAGTTGATGCAGCATATTTTGAAGATTCTGTATTAAACAATGACGCATCGGGTTCATTTGAAATTAAAATATCCGGGTCATTTGGTACTTATGGTGTTCCTGGAGCACCTGCATTTTTAGCTGGCAATGGAGCTTCAATATCATCTTCTATTAATTCCGGTAACAATGATTATTTATCTAAAATATTTGGTCGGAGTCCAAAATCATTAGATTATCCTGTTTATGTTCAATATGAAAATAAAGCAGCATTAACTACATTGTTTAATCAGACAAGCGAAGTTACAATGTCATTACACAAGTATGCCAATTACAAATATTTAAAAGATTTTTCTACGGCAAACACTCCATTAGTTACTTCACAAAAAATTGGCAACGCCACAAAAAATCTATTTCAATTTCACACACTATCACATGGTGATTCTGTTAATGCAGAAATTAAGATAGGTATTCGAGACATTAAATTACCATCAGAAGTATCCGATTCAAATGGCTACGGTACATTTACTGTAGAAGCTCGTAGAGTAAATACATTGGAAATTCCAAATTCTCCTTTTAAATCACAAGACACCGATCGTACTCCGGAAAGAGTTGAAACATATTTAAATGTAAATTTAGATCCTAACTCGCCAAGATATATTTCCCGAGTGATAGGAGATCGTTTCCAAACTGTAACAGATGCAGGTGATGTAGTTGTTAATGGAGACTATCCAAATATGTCTCAGTTTATCAGAGTAAGTGTAGAAACTGGTGTTAGTGATGGTAGCAATGATCCGGCATTAGTTCCATTTGGATTTAAAGCACCATTATCACCAATACCAAATGCATCAGCTTCATTCAATTTATCAGCAGTGACATATAAAACAACACAAACCGATTCGAATGGATATAGCAGTGCTAATTATTTAGGTTTTGATTATACTAATATTCACAATTTAAACTATATCGCAGTTACTCCTACTGAAAGTGGTAGTATTGCTTCAAATACTGATTTCTATTTAGGAGATGTTAGTCAAGATGTAGGAGCAGCTTGGCCATCATTGGCAGCTCCATATACACAATCATTGCAAGGCGCATTAACTGGAAGTACATTTAATCAAGATGTATCTCCAGATACCAGAAAATTCATGATTCCATTCCAAGGAGGTTTTGATGGAGCTCGTCCTAACTTGCCTAAGCTTAATGGAGCAAACATAGCTTCTAACAATACATTTGGTTTTGATTGTAGCACATCAACATCTACTGGTACTAAATCATATAATAAAGCGTTTACATTGTTAAGCAACACTGATTATTATGATATGAATCTTTTAGTTACTCCAGGTATCATTGATAGTTTGCATAGTGCAGTAACAGTTGGAGCTCGTAACTTAGTAAGAGATCGTCAAGACACATTTTATGTAATGGATACAAATCCTGTGTCAGACAGTATTACAACTGTTGTAAATCAAGTGACTACATTGGATAATAATTATGTTGCTTCATATTGGCCATGGGTTAGAATAGTTAATCCTAGTAAAAATGTTCCATTGTTTGTACCACCGTCGGTAGTATTACCAGGAGTATTAGCATTTAATGATGCAGTACAACATCCATGGTATGCACCCGCAGGTTTGAATAGAGGAGTTGTTCCAGCATCTGATACGTATGTAAGATTAACACAATCTAACAGAGACACATTGTATGAAGCACGTGTTAATCCTATTGCAAACTTTGTTAATGACGGAATATGCATTTGGGGTCAAAAGACTCTTCAAGCACGTCCTAGTGCGTTAGACAGAGTAAATGTGCGTCGTTTGCTTATTGCAGTTAAAAAGTTTATTGCATCATCTACCAGATTCTTAGTATTCGAACAAAACACAAATGCTACAAGAGACAGATTTTTGAGCATAGTGAATCCTTATTTAGCAGATGTAAAAGCAAAGCAAGGATTGTTTGCATTCCGAGCAGTAATGGATAGCACAAATAACACTCCGGATTTAATAGATCAAAATATTTTATATGGACAGTTATTTATTCAACCAACTCGTACGGCAGAATTTATAGTCCTAGACTTTAATATTCAACCAACCGGAGCAAGTTTCCCTGAATAGTAATATTAATAATTTTAAAAAGGTAGGATTTCGGTCTTACCTTTTTTACTGTACGTTATATTTATATTAAAATAAACAAGGACCAATATGGCATTAATAGATCAAGTTAATAGTAGTTTGAACCCAATAGATGAAAATCAGTTATTCGACCAAGCATTTATCTGGGAACCAAAAAAGAAACATCAGTTTATACTTTCTATGGCTGATACTGGTATTCCTGCATACTTAATAAAAGCTTCAGATAAACCAAAAATATCTAACGGAGAAATTACATTGGATCATTTAAACGTTAAACGATACGTAAAAGGTAAATCTGAATGGAATTCTATTTCTATGACGTTATATGATGCAATTGTACCTAGTGGAGCTCAAACAGTAATGGAGTGGGTTAGACTGCATCATGAATCTGCAACAGGTAGAGATGGATATTCTGACTTTTACAAAAAAAGTTTAAAATTAAATCAACTATCTCCACTCGGAGAAATAGTAGAAGAATGGACATTGAATGGTGCATTTATTACAGACGCAGAATTTGGTAGCTATGATTTTGGAGACGATGCAGTTCAAGAAATTTCATTGACTATTAGATATGATTGGGCATTCTTAAACTTCTAATATTATAATAAACTATACAATTTAAGTAGGGTAACTCCCTACTTTTTTTGTGTACATATATTTATAATAAAGTTATAATAAGGAAACGAATGAGTAAAATGACAGATCGAATCAGCACATCGGCAGCTGCAGAACAAGCCAGAAAACATTATGAAAACGAACAACGTAGCAAGTTACCTAGTATCATAGTTCCGCTAGCTAGCGGAGGTAAAATCTATCCTAAAGATCACGTACTAACGTCAGGTAAAATAGAAATGCGATACATGACTGCATATGATGAAGATATTATTACTAATTTGTCATATATAAGAGAAGGTGTTATGTTAGATCGTTTAATTGAATCTGTTAGTTTAACAAAATTTGATATACAAGAAATGTCGACATTTGACAAAGACGGATTACTAATAGCCGCTCGTATATTATCATATGGGTCAGAATATCCAGTAGTAGTAGAAGATCCAAAAACTAAAAAAGATTTGAATCGAATAGTAAATTTAAACAACATACATCCTAAACCATTTAAACTAATTGCCGATAAAAATGGAGAATTTGAATACACTGCTGGAGATACTAAATTTAAGTTTACATATAATGTTGATGATATAGCAGATCTTGTTCCTAGTACTTTTTGTAAAACTGTTATAACTGAAGTTGATGGATCTAGATCTAAAGAAATCATAGATCATTTTATACGTTATAAATTTATGGCTAAAGATGCAAAACAATTCAGAATGTATTATAGCGATAACGCACCAGGCATTGATATGACAACTGAATTTGAAGGTGAAGACGGAGGCACCTTTTCTGCCGGGTTTTCAATCAAGTCAGATTTTTTCTGGTTTTGATAGTAAGTATAGAGTCGAACTTCAAGAAGCAATATTTAATATAGTTTGGTTTGGGGAAGGTAGATGGAACTGGAAAGACATTTACGAAATGCCAATATTTCTTCGGAAATTTTGGATTAGAAAAATTAATTCTATAGTAGAAGATCAACAAGCCGTACAACAACGTCGTTCAAAGAATATTAAATAATGTATTATACACACAACAAAACCCTGTTGTTGATATTTATTAATATATGACACAATTCCAACTCATACAACACTTGAAGCGCCAACCCAGACTGGGTGCAGGACCACTCGACGATTTCAAAGAAGCAGCTGAAAAAGTATTCGCTAGCTTAACCAGCGGATTAGCAGCTCTTACTAATGAAAATACCACACTATTAGTAGGATTAGAACGTCAATTAGGAGTCAATGAAGCATTAAAAAAAGAACAATACAAGCGTATAGAAGGAGCAACTTTATTAGAAAAAAGAAATGCTGCGTTAAATAAAAGCTTGGGAATTACATCAGAACAAGCTGGAAAAATATCAAGTGAAATTGCCAATTTTAGCAAAAATTTAAAAATTGGAAGTAGCACATTACGAGGTATACAAGGAACTTTTAAAAAATTAGCTACAACTGTAGATTTAACAGCTAGCGGGAATCGAGCGGTTAGAAAAGAATTAGCTACAAGTCAAACATTGTTAACCAGAAATTTGCAGTTATCAGAACAACAAGCAGAAAACTTTCAATATTATTCAAGCCAATTGAGTAAAGATCAAATGAAACAGGGAGTATCTGCTATGAGTAGATTAAAAACTACCATAAAAATAGCAGATGCAATTGAACGAGAAACTGGTATGAGTGGCGCTTTAAAAACAATAACTGAAGAAATATCCGCAGCAAGTGCTGCAACACAACTTCAATTCGGTCGTATGCCAGGAACTTTAGAAATGGCTGCAATAAAAGCAAAAAGTTTAGGATTTTCACTTGACGATATGGCAAGTAGCGGAAAACAAATGCTCGATATTGAAAGTAGCATTGGCAATGAATTAGAATACCAACTGTTAAGTGGACGACGTTTAACAGACGATTCTGGTAAAAGTTTAACTAATGCATATCGAGAAGCTACCATTAAAGGAGACATGAATGCCCAAGCAGATATCATGAATAAAATTCTTGAAGATGAAGGAGAAACTCTAGAAAACAATCTTTTCGCTCGAGAGCAAATGTCTAAATTACTAGGAATTGATGAAGTTAAGTTATCTCGTGCGCTACAAAAAAAGAAAATATTAGAACAAGTTGGTGATGCTGGTAAAGAATTAATGGGGTTAAAGGGTGATGCTTTAATTAAGAAAGCACAAGCTTTGATTAAAGCAGGTACCATGGATGATGCTCAACTAAATGACATTATTAAATTAGAAAGAGACACCAGAACAACAGACGAGCGTGTAGATGAATTAATAGAAATTAATGAAGATGCACTCGGCTTCAATATATTCCAAGCAGATCAAACAACAAAAATTAAGGATGGACAAGAACTAATATTAAAGGCTATACAACAACCTGGAATTGATTTAGGTACTGCTGAACAAAGGGCACTCGGTCAGGTGAGTTTAGCCGAAGGAACCATGGGCGCATTAGCTCAAGTGAAAGATATACTAACAGCTAGAAAAGATTTTAAAACACAAAAGGCGGCAACAGGCACTGGAGACCTTTTATATGTACCTGGAATGGGTACTGCTACTGGCGGATATGGAGATTTATTTAATTTAGATCCAAGAGATGCAGTAATGGCCGGGCCTCCAGACGCAATAAAATCGGCAGCACAAGGAGCAGGTATGGATCCAATGATATTTGTAAAAGCTATAGTAGAAGGAATGAAAGGAGTTAATCTTGAAGTTACTGTCGATCCAGTAGCAGCAGGATTTGCATAATAAAAGGAAAATAAAATGAGTAATCCAACACTAGGAAATAGCGCACAATTTACCAATCCTTTTAACATACTGCCTGATATTATATACACAAATCCAACATCAGGAATAATTCAGTTTGGTAGACCAATTCATTTAGATAGTAATATGCCAATATCATTACCTAATCCAACACTAGCA